TGCTGGTGAATCTTGTACCAGTGTTTCTATAGCTCGTATTTATTGGGCTTGTGTTGGTATGAGAGTAAACATCGAGTTTGATGCTAGCACAAATGTCTTAGCTATGCCTTTACCAGCAGATAGCACAGGAGATGAATATTATGATTTATTTTCTGGCATACCAAATAATGCAGGTTCAGGTGTAACTGGAGATATAGACTTTACAACTGTTGGTCACTCAAGTGGTGATGCTTATTCCATTATATTAGTTTTGAATAAAAACTATTGATAAATGGCTACTAGGAAGCGAGCAAAACAAGTACGCAGAACAGTAGGAAAAGGTGGTAATTACCGCCCCACTAAACAAGGGGCGGGAATGACCAAAAAAGGCATAAAAGCCTATAGAAAAGCAAATCCAGGATCAAAACTTAAAGGTGCGGTCACTGGCAAAGTTAAAAAAGGTAGCAAAGCTGCAAAAAGGCGTAAGTCCTATTGTGCAAGATCTCTTGGACAGTTAAAACGTAGCTCTGCTAAAACAAGAAACAATCCTAATTCTAGAATTAGACAAGCAAGAAGAAGATGGAAGTGTTGAATGGCTAAAGAAAAAATAAAAAAAGTAATTAAAGGGTTGCAAAAAGCAAGCAAGACACACGCAAAACAAGCTAAAACATTACAATCCATAAAAATGAAAAAAGGTGGTAAAGTGAAAAGCGGCGGAAAAATTTGTCCAGCAGGAAAGGCTTGGGCAAAGCGTACTTTTGATACATATCCTTCAGCATATGCAAATATGGCCGCATCAAAATATTGCAAAGATCCAAACTATGCAAAAGGTAGCAAAAGAAAGAAAAAAGCAAAAGGCGGACTTGTCTCCATTAGAGGTCAAGGCATAGTAATGAGAGAAAGATTAAGATAATGGGTCAGTTAGCTGAATGGAGAAAACAAAACTGGGTCAGAATAGGCACAGATGGATCTATTAAAGGACCTTGTGGTACAAGCAAAGATAAAAAAAATCCAGATAGATGTTTGCCTGCAGCTAAAGCCAGAAGTTTATCAAAATCAGAAAGAGCAACAACAGCAAGAAAAAAGAAAAGAGCAGGTGCTAAAGGTAAAACGGTAGTTGCAAACACAAAAAAAGCAAGAGTTTCAGTCCAAAAAGGAGGATTTATGCTAAAAAACAAGAAAAAAGCAGATTTAGACAAAGATGGTAAAATATCTTCGTATGAAATGAAAAGAGGTATGGCTATAGAAAAAGCTATGAAAAAACAAAATCGTGCTAAAATGAAAAGCGGTGGTTTTATAGCTAAAGGTTGTGGAGCTGTAATGAACAACCGAAGAAAAGTTACAACCATGAGTTAGGAGACATTATGCCAAAGAAAAAATCAATAGATCCAAAACAACAAGCAAGACTTAACGCGAAAGTAAGACCAGACGAGCCAGTATCTGATGAGCGTATTTATTATAATATGCCCAAAAAGAAAGCTCCTGCAAAAAAGAAAACACCTGCTAAAAGAGGCAGACCAAAGAAAAAGGATTAATTATGTTTAAAAGAACTAAATATTACGCTACTGGTGGTTCTGTCAAAAGCAGTAAATATATGGCTAAAGGCGGAAAGGCATCAAAATATATGGCAAAAGGAGGCAAAGCATCAAAGTATATGGCAAAAGGTGGTAAAGCATCTAAGTACATGGCTAAGGGTGGCAAAGCCTCTAAATATATGGCTAAAGGGGGTAAGGCTAGTAAGTATATGTCTAAAGGCGGTGCTTAATTAACATTTTAAGATAAAGGGGGTTACTTTGTCGTATTTAATATCAAACATACCACAGTTTAAATGCTGGGTAAGAAAAGAATTTACAGCTAATCATCAAAAATACCATGGTGAGTATTTACATGCACTAGCTTTCGCAGTTAATACTATACCAGATAGATCTTTATCTTTTCAGGTTGTATTTACAGGGTGTGAAACCGATTTAGAGGGACAGCCAGATGAAAACATACATGGTGGTGCTATGTGGGCAAGGATGCCAATACAAGCTCTTATAGCTGATGTGCCTTTAGAAGAGTGGCCTACACCTATGGAAGATCATTTAGCACAACCCTGGGACTGTTTATCGCATCATCATTCAGTAGTAGTTTTAGATAGAGTAAGCTCATCACCATGGATATGTAAAATAGATGGAGAGTTTCATACAGGTACTTATATGTTTACAGTAGATTATACAGAACATTCTATTGCTGATGATTCTGCTCAACATAAGCAATCACATGTGTTATATTTAACAGATGCTGGTGAATATACTGGTAACTTTGTAGCTTTACCTAATAACAGAGTAAGGGCTACAAACCCTGCTTTGTGGCGTGTAGGTGAGGGTCCACCAGACTTTTCACCTAGTCAATGGATTCACTCAGCAGAAAAACATGATAGTTATATGGACTCAAATATTACTTTTGACAATCTATATAACCAAGATGATAGGAAAGACTAATGGCATTATCAGGTAGTACAAATTTTGAACCAAATGTTACAGAATTTATTGAAGAAGCTTATGAAAGGTGTGGTGCTGAATTAAGGACAGGATATGATCTTAAAACAGCTATAAGAAGTGTTAATTTAATGTTAGCTGAATGGGCTAATAGGGGTTTAAATCAATGGACTATCGAACAAGCCACACAAACAGTTACAGAAGGCACAACAGATTATTCTTTAGATTCTAATGTTATTGATGTTTTAGATATTGTTCTACGTAGAACAATTAATCAAACACAAACAGATATAAGCATGAATCGTGTTAGTAGATCTGAATATCTGAATATACCAAACAAAACAACAAAAGCACGACCCTCACAATTTTTCTTTGACAAATTATCTACACCATCAATTAAAATATGGCCTGCACCAGAAAACAGTACCGATATATTAGTCTTTAATAAACTTGTAAGAATGGATGATGCAGACAAAGGAACAAATACGATGGATATGCCGTTCAGGTTTTATCCTTGCTTTGTAGCTGGTCTAGCTTATTATTTGTCACAAAAAAAGAATCCACAATTAACACCACAATTGAAAGCTTTATATGAAGAAGAATTTAGAAGAGCATCAGACCAGGATGAAGATAGAGCTTCATTCAGAGTAAGACCTGATATTAGGATGAATTAATGGCATATGCACTTGGTAAATTTGCTAAAGGTTTATGTGATAGATGTTCGTTTGAATATAAACTAAGTGAATTACGTGAAGAATGGAATGGTGCAAAAGTTTGTCCTGATTGTTATGAGCCTAAACATCCTCAACTAGAACCATTAACTGCTACAGCAGACCCAGAGGCGTTATATAGACCAAGACCTAATAACGATAATGAAGCTGGAGAGGGCTTTGTGGTTGTTATATACACAGATATAGAAAAAAGTAATTTTATGGATCCTAACATTATAGGATCAAATTTTTCAATAGATGGCATGACAGGATCAGTTGGCTCTACAACAATTTTTACTACGCAAACAACACCATCTCCCTCACCAACACCCACTGCTGAGCCAACAGGAGTTAGTGCAACAGCAAGCTTAGGATCAGTCACTGTATCAGTATCTGCCACTACACTTTACGCAGTAACAGTTGCAGAATATTCAGGTGCTAATTATTTTTACATCGATGGTGTTAGAGCTCCTACGCTAAGCTTAACAGAAGGTAGAACTTATCAATTCGGTCAATCTGATAGTAGTAATGCTACACATCCTCTAAGAATATCTACAACCTCTAATGGTACGCACGCTGGTGGATCAGAATATACAACTGGGGTAACAACTTATGGCACTCCAGGCAGTGGTGGTGCTTACACTGAAATAACAGTTGCCTCAGGTGCTCCAACACTTTATTATTACTGTAGTAATCACTCAGGTATGGGCGGACAACTAAATACTTAATATGACATTATCAGAATTAAAAACATTAATACAAAACTATGTAGAAAATTCAGAAACTACATTTGTAAACACACTCGATGATTTTATAAAAAATGCTGAAGATAGAATTTTTGAACTAATACAGTTTGATTATTTTCGTAAAAATGTAACAGGTTCATTAACAGCAGGTAATACTTACTTAACAGCTCCTTCTGATTTTCAAATGTCATTTTCTTTGGCAGTCATTGATGCTAACGGTGATTATCATTATTTAGATAAAAAACATACAACTTTTATGAGAGAATTTTCAGTAGATCCTACAGATACGTCTGAAAGAGGTAGACCTCTATATTATGCAGATTTTGATAAAGAGCTCTCTACAGCGACTAACAACGGCTCTACACTTATTTTAAGCCCAGTGCCAGATCAAGCTTATGAAGTAGAATTACACTATCTTTACAAACCTACTTCAATAGTTTCAGACACAACAGGCACTTGGCTTTCACAAAACGCACGAAATGCACTATTATATGGTTCATTAGCAGAAGCTAATATTTTTTTAAAGGGCGAAAGCGATATGCAACAGCAATACGAGCAACGCTTTCTACTTGAAATAACGAGATTGAAAAATCTTGCAGAAGCTCGCGGAAGGAGAGATGAATACCGTTACGATTCTTTGAGGACAACGGTATCGTAAAAAAAGTATGGAAAAAATTGAAAGTCTGAAGGGTAAATCAGTAGCCATCGTTGGCATGGGTAAAAGCTGGTTTGATTATAATATGGCAAAATCACACGGAGTTCATTTCGATGAAGTGTGGGTTATAAATGCTGTAGGTACAGTGGTTTACCACGATAGAGTATTTATGATGGATCCTGCATCTAGATTTTTAGATACAGATGATGCTGGCGGTCAAACTAAAAGCATGGCTGATATGTTACAAAAACATGAAGGTCCAATATATACATGTGAATTGGATGATCGTTGCCCAGGTCTTGTAGAGTACCCATTAGAAGAAGTCGTGCAGTTTGCAAATTGTCATTATTTAAATAATACGGTTGCATACGCAATAGCCTTTGCTTATTGGAATGAAGTAGCTAATTTAAAAATGTTTGGTATAGATTTTTCTTATAAAGGAAATTTACACTTTGCTGAAGCAGGAAGAGGTTGTGTAGAATTTTGGTTAGCTAAGTGTATAGAATCAGGTATGCAAGTAGAAGTTGCACATAGCTCAAGTTTGTTAGACACAGACGTACCAGCAGAGCAAAAACTATATGGATACCATAGGTTAAAAAATCCTTATATTATTTTAGTTGGCGAAGACGGTATAAAATTAGAACGGATTGATACTTTAGATATAGTCAAAAAGAAACAAGAGCCTGTATTAGTAGATAGAACTGATGCACATCTTAAAAGTGAAAATATAAAAAGTATAGGCAAAGATGACATTTTAAGACCAGCAGAGCCAAAAAAATGGTAGATAAGATAACACCAGCAGGTATGCCTGGATTAGGCGTTATAGAGGCTAAAACAAGCAATCATGGTGGTCATCCGCCTGAGTTTTGGGCAGAAAGATTAACAGAAAAAATAGTAAGCACAAGCGATAGCGAGGATCCATATATAAAAGAACAAGCTAGAGCCTACAAAGAACTAATTTATAAGGTTTGTTTGATTTATATAAAAAATGCGTTAAAATCCTATAAGGCTACTTTGATACAAGACTTTGTGAAACAAGGAGATACAGAGTTAGCAAATATAATTAAAAGGATTTAATATGGCTATTACATCAACATTAACCACTAGCTTTAAAAAAGAACTTCTTGAAGCTGTGCACAACTTTAAAAACTCAGGTGGAGATACTTTTAAACTAGCTTTATATACAAGCTCAGCTACATTAGGAGCCACTACAACAGCATTTACAACTACAAATGAAGCTAGTGGTACTAATTATTCATCTGGTGGAAATAGTTTGACTAGAGTAGATCCTACTTCTAGTGGTACTACAGGGTTTACTGATTTTGCTGATTTAACTTTTGGAACAGCAACTGTTACAGCTAGAGGTTGTATGATCTACAACTCCTCTGATAGTAATAAGTCTGTAGCTACAATAGACTTTGGTGGTGATAAAACATCAACCGCAGGCGATTTTACAGTAGTTTTCCCAGCAGCAGCAGCCAGTACAGCTATTATTAGAATAGCTTAATCTAGCCTAATATGGCTAATATTACTGGTTGGGGTAGAGGCACTTGGGGTGAAGGTGCTTGGGGAGAACCTGTACCAGTCACACTAACAGCACCTAGTGCGGCAACCGCAACAGTTAGTGCTGTTGCTATTGACGCCGCTGGTAGATTTGGAATTATTGGTGTCTCTGCTACAGCAGGAGCACCTACAGCAGGTGTTAATGCTCAAGCCATAGTCGTAGTCGCAGGTGCAGTAGCCACTCTCGGCAGTGTAAGTGTAGATGTAGATGGAGAGGCTAATGTAGTAATATCTGGACTTGCTGGCACATCTGCCCTAGGATCTATTACCGTACATCATAATGCTAGAGTTAGTGTAGATGGTCTTTCTGCTACTTCTAGTCTTGGCACAATCACTACAAAAGCTGACGCAAACACTTCTGTAACAGGCTTAGAAGCAACTGGTTTTGTAAATAATGTCTTGGTTTGGTCTAGAATAGATGATTCACAGACACCAAATTGGGTAGAGGTGGCTTAACTTTTACAAAAAAACAACTTATAATAAATTTGAACGGAGATAAACATGGCAACATACGTTAATGATCTAAGGTTAAAAGAAATAGCTACAGGTGATGAATCTGGTACCTGGGGGACATCTACAAATACTAATCTAGAGCTTATTGCAGAAGCATTTAGTTTTGGTACAGAGGCCATAACAACAAATGCTGATACTCACACTACAACTATTGCAGACGGATCAACTGATCCTGGAAGATCTATTTATTTAAAATACACAGGTACACTTGATTCGGCTTGTACTATTACTATTGGTCCAAACACAGTATCTAAACTTTGGTTTATAGAAAATGCAACATCTGGATCGCAAAACATAATTATTTCACAAGGTAGTGGTGCTAATATAACTATACCTGCTGGAGATACTAAAGCAGTTTATTCAGATGGAGCAGGTTCTGGTC